GTTGTATTTATATTGATTTAGTTCCAGATGAAGAAGAAAGAGCTAAATTAGAGGCAGACATATCAATAGAAATACAACAAGGAAATCTTGGTGTTGAAGATAAGTATGCCATCTTAGGTATTAAAAATATGAAGTTAGCAGGTAAATATCTTGCTGTTAGAAAAGACAAGAAGATGAAAGAAAGACAAGAGGCTGAAATGCAAAAAATGCAAGCTCAAACTCAATCTAATGTTCAGTCATCTCAAGCCGCTTCAGAAAGTAAAGCTCAGTTAATTCAGTTAGAGGGTCAATCTAAAGCAATGGTAGAACAAACAAGAATTCAAGCTGAAATGGAGAAAATGCAAATGGAGGCTCAATTAAAACTACAACTAATGGAAAGAGAGTTCCAATACCAAATGCAATTAAAAGGTATAGAGGTTGAAGGTATGAAGAGCAAAGAAACTATGAAGGAAGATAGAAAAGATGAGAGAACTAAGTTACAAGCTACACAACAATCTAAGATGATTGAGCAACGTAAAAAAGATATGTCATCTATAAACTTCGAGTCATCAGAAGACAGTTTGGATTCGTTCTCGTTAGGCTCTTTTGAACCTCGTTAAAAAGTGTCTTAATATTTCGTAATTTTGCAAAAAATTTTAATCTAATCTAAATTAATATGAAGTTGAAACTAGAAGGCTCTGAATGGAGTCAAGTAGAAGATAATAATGGTGTTCAAAATGATGATGTGATCATTGACAATGAACAAAATTCAGAAGTGAACACACAAGATGTAATGGACCAAATTACTGATTCAGTTACAACAACAGAGGATAACGTTCTTAAATTTAATAATGAAGATGAAGTTTTAGAGTTTATCAAATCTAAAGAAGACTTATATTCTAAAGTAACTGTAAAGTCTGAGGAAAAGGAATTGCCTTCAGATATCAAGAAGTATTTAGAGTTTAAGGAACAGACTGGTAGAGGGTATGAGGATTTCGTTAATTATCAAAGAGATTATTCAGAGGTTGATAAAGATGCACTTGTAAAGATGTATATTAAAGAAAACAACCCTGAGTTTGATGAATTAGATGTTAATGAAGAATTTGCCGAAGCATTCTCTTATGATGAGGATTATGATGACGAAAGAACTATCAATAAAAAAACTCGTGCCTTAAAGAAACTTCATAAAGAAGCTTTAGATTACTTTGAAGGACAAAAGGAAAAATGGAGTGTTCCGTTAGAGGTTACTAACAACACTATTATTCCAGACGACTACAAAGCAGCTAAGGAAACTTTAGAAGCATTAAAGACACAAGAAGAGGTTTTAAAAAAACAGGGTGACTATTTCTTACAAAAGACTGATGAGTTATTTTCTAATGAATTTAAAGGTTTTGAATTCAAAGTTGGAGATGAGGTAATCGTTCAAAGACCAAGTAGTGTAGATTCTGTTAAAGAAAGCCAAAAAAATGTTATGAACTTCTTTAGTAAGTTCTTAGACGAGAATGGTTTGATTAAAGACGCTGAAGGATATCACAAAGCTCTTTATGTAGCGATGAATTATGAATCTGTTTTAAAGAATGTATATGAAACAGCTCAAGCAAAAGCTATAGAGGGAGAAGTTAGAAATAGCAAGAATATAGATATGTCTATTAGAACAGCGCCTCAAACTATTTCAACAGGTACAAAGTTCAAGTTAGTATAAAAATATAAAAATAAAAAAATTAAATTATGGCATTAGAAGCTACACCAGGAGTAAAATTAACTCCTACTGCGACAAAAGAAATTTTGTCTACAAACTATTATGAAGCGGCTGACTTCGATTTCAGCACATCAATTTTACCTGAGTTATACGAAAAAGAATTTGCTCGTTACGGTAATCAATCTTTAAAAGGATTCTTAGAAAGAATGGGTCAAGAGATGCCAATTCAGTCTGACTTAATTAAATGGTCTGAAGAAGGTCGTTTAAGACCAGTTGCTGTTGCTGTTGCTCGTTCTACTAATACATTCTCTTTAGCTGGACACCCTTTCCGTAAAAACGATACAGTTGTTATTGTTGATGGAGCTGGTGTTGAGAAAAAAGGTATCGTATCTGCTATTAACTCAAACGGAACAGACTTTACGGTTCTTCCTACTGAAGCTGCTGGATGGGGTTCGTTAGCTACTACAGGTATCAAAATGTTTACTTACTCTAATGAGTACAGAAAAGGAACTAATGGCAGAGAAGAGTCTTTAGAGGCACAACCAGACATCTTTGAGAACAAACCAATCATCATCAAAGAATTAGATGAAGTTAATGGTTCTGATATGACTCAAGTTGGTTGGATTGAAGTAGAAGGAGAAAATGGAGCTGGTTACTTATGGTACTTAAAATCAAGAGCGCAATCTCGTATGAGATTTGATGACTACCTTGAAATGGGTATGATTGAGGGAACTTCTTTCGAAAGTGGTTCTGCTGCTGCTACTGCTGGATTTACAGGAACTGAAGGTTTCTTCGAATCTGTAGAGCAAGGAAATATCTTCTCTGGTGTTATTACTTCATTAGCTGATGTTGATGATATCTTAGCTCGTTTAAACAAGCAAGGTGCTATCTCTGAATACATTATGATGAATGACTTTGAGCAAGATAGAGCTTTAGATTACTTATTAGCTTCTCAAAACTCTTATGGTGTTGGTGGTACTTCTTATGGTGCTTTCAATAACAGCGAAGATATGGCTTTAAACTTAGGATTCACAGGATTCAAAGTAGCTGGTTTTGAAATCTATAAATCTCAATGGAAATACTTAGATGACCCAACTGCACGTGGTTTATTTGAAGGTAATCAAGCAATTAACGGAGTTATGTGTCCTTCAGGAACAAAAACTGTACGTGATGAAGTATTAGGAGCTAACGCTACTTTACCTTTCTTACACGTTAAATACCGTAAATCTGCTACAGAAGATAGACGTTACAAAGTTTGGCAAACAGGTTCAGCAGGTGGTGCAAACAACTCTGACTTAGATGCTAACCAATTACATTTTTTATCGGAAAGAAGTTTATGCACAATGGGCAGACAAAACTTCGTGTTAGTTAGAGGGTGATAAATAACTGTTAATCAGTAACTTAAAACAAAAAGAGGGTTTAATTACCCTCTTTTTTTATATATTCATCATAATACATAAAATCAGTTTTATTTTTATGTTTACCATTTAATTTTGATGATAGCCAAATTCTATATTTACCTATAGATTCTGCAGCTTCAGTTATAGTTACAAATACTTCTTTTGTTTTTGTATTTATTACTTTTTTACTAATATGGTTATTTGCTCCTTTATTCCTTTCTCTTAATTTCTCTATAGCTATTTTTGATAGTTTTCTTCCTTTACTAGATTCAGATATTTTCCTTCTGGTCTCTTTAGATATAACTCTATTACTTCTATTTGTAATTAAATTTTCTTTTACTTGTTTTATTTTATCTAATCTTTCTTTTTCCAATTTCTCAATTCCTTTCTCTAAGTAATCATCGTAATAATAAAAATCAGAATAATTACAATTGTTTATATTTAGATTATTTCCAAGAGTTCTTTTGTTAATACCATATTCTTTTGCAGCTTCTAATATAGAGCCATAAACTTTCAATGTGTGTTTATGTATAACTTTATACGCATTAGGATTTCCACTTCCTTTGAACATTTCGGAGTATTTATCTTTTTGTTCTTGTGGCATTATAGTATTTCTTCTTATTTCCCTTATTCTTTCTTTACCTTCTTCACTCATATTTGTAACTCCTTCTCCTCCATCTGTCAAATTACATAAACTACCAAAACCTAAGTCGTGTCTTCCATATATAGAAATAAATTCAATTTCTTTATTTATAGCTTCTTCTTTAGTTATGTCATCAAAAATTATTTCTACTTCATAATCTGTTTTATCAACTATTCTTTTCCAGTATCTATTTCTATTTTTACTAAATGCACGAGTATGTTTTCCTTTATCATCCGTACCAATTCCTATATAAAACACTTGGTCTTTATCTTTTCTTGTATGTCTATAAATGTATGCCATAACTTTATTTTTTTACAAATTTACAAAATATTACTCAATACGCAAGTTAAATTTAATATTTCTTTATTTCGTACCTTTGCAAAAATAAAATTTAATTTAATTAATTATGGCAAAAACAACAAAGAGTGCTGATTTAGCACCAAAAGACAAGACTTACACCTTGTTAAGCACAAACACTCCTATGCAATTCTTTTTAAGAAATAGGCATAAGAAACAATCTCCATTACAATACTACGATGAGGAGAAAAAACAATTAAGGTCTTTATGTTACGCATCAAATCAAATATCAATCTTTGAGGATGAGCAAACAGGAGATGTAATGTTAGGTTCTATTGTATTTATCAATGGTAATTTAACTGTACCAAAAACAAACCCTCAATTGCAAATTTTCTTAGACACTACACCCGACAATGGTATTGTGTTTGAAGAATTTAAACCAGATGAAATTGCTGAAAGAGAAATTACAAGTATTGAACTTGAAATGGAGGCATTACAAATCGCTATGGAGTTAAAGGCTTCTGAAATGGAAAGTATTGCTTTAACGGTATTTGGATCTAGTGTGTTAAAGAAAAAGACCGCAGAAGTGAAGAGGGATTTATTTGTTTACGCAAAAGAAAATCCAGAGCATTTCTTAGCATTGGCTAAAGATGATATGACTAAATTAAAAGGTTTAGCTGTTAGGGCAGAAACTTTAAATTTGTGTCAATATAAATCTAATGCTTTCTACAATAACGATACATTATTATGTAAAGTTCCATTTGATGAAACAGATAAGTACAACACCATTGCAAGTTGGATGAATTCAACTGATGAAGGTAAGGCTTTCTTAAAATTTATTGAAACAAAGATTAAGTAATTTAGGTTTCTATATCTATGATTACAAAGGAGTGGTTTAAGTATCACTCCTTTTTTTGTTTATAAGTAATTCATTTTGTATTAATATTTTTTGTAACTTTGCATTGTCAAAAAGATTTAAAGTTGTAAATTTGTTTTTTTAAACCAGAAAAAGTTTTTTAAACATATAGGAAAAACCCTAATTCTTCTCTAAGAATCAAATTTATGATATTTCTTTTTGACCCTTTTAAATATTTTATAAAGGGTTTTTCCGTTTTATATAGCTACGTAAAGGTTTTCAACTGCTGACCTTACTTCTAAATTGAAGTCAAAACTCTACAACAAGGTAGATAGAAAAAGCAGATTAATATAGATTATATAAAGCCGAAAAGAAATAGTTTAAAAACAGATGTTTACCAAAAACAAAGTCCTGCTCTATTCAATCGGTTAATAACAGGCGAACGCATACACGAAAAGTGTCTATCTTGGTAAATAAGGCAAAAATGTATCTCAGATACTACCTATGAATTAGGTGCGGAGGGCGAAGTGCTGTTTTAGCTAAGTAAAGTTTGAATACCCTTTCTTTACAATAACATTGGTATAGATAACGCAAAGTGTCTATGCGGAGGTAATACCGAAGGTGTGTCTTGTTATTAAATAAGTGGTTTATTTCGTATCTTTGCAAATAATTTTATAGATATGATAAACCAAGTTTATACTACAGTTTTAGCAATTATAAATAAAGATAATAGAGGTTATGTATCTCCATTAGAGTTTAATTTATATGCAGAACTTGCTCAAATGTCCTTGTTTGAGGAATTATTCCATAAATACTCTAAATCAATTGTAAAGCAGAATGCAAGAATGTATCATTCTGAGTATTCAGATATACCTAAACACATAAGAGAAGTAATAGATGTATTTACGAATGAATGTAAGTTGTCTCAAAATTTAGTTTCTTTATTATGGTATCCTAATACAACTGATTTTTATAGATTAATTAAGATAGATTACTTACAGAAGGAATTAGAGGAGATAAGTAAGTTAGAGGTAAATAGGGTGTTAAATAATAATTTAATCGCTCCTACGTTACAATATCCTGCTTATATATCATTAAATGGTGGTTATAGATTATATCCTACAACTATTGTTGGTGCAAATGCAGATGTAACATATATTAGAAAACCTAAACAACCTAAATGGACCTATCAAG